GAATACTGCAAATGGAGCTACAAATTGGTTGATATATGATAACAAAAGAGATACTTTTAATCAAATGCAATTTCCATTATTCCCAAGTGCTAATAATTCTGAATACACATCAAATCTTCTTCATGTAGATTTCTTAAGTAACGGTTTTAAAATTCGTAATGGTACGTATGGTGAAACAAATGGTAGTGGTCAAACACATATATTCTGGGCAATGGCAGAACAACCATTCATGTTTGCAAATGCAAGATGACGACTAAGGAAAGCTAAATATAGCAAAACCTTAGGAGTTTCTCATGGCCAATCCAGCTTCAAGACAAGAATTAAAAGACTACTGTCTTCGTAGATTGGGTGAACCTGTAGTAGATGTAAATGTTGATGATGACCAAGTTGAAGATAGAATTGACGATGCGTTGAAATTCTATCAGGACTATCACTATGATGGAACTGAAAGATTATATCTAAAACATCAGGTTACCCAAGATGATATTAACAATGAATATGTTACAACTAGCGATGCTATCATAGGTGTTGTAAGAGTATTTGATATAGGTGATTCAGTTAATTCATCAAATTTATTCAACATTCGTTATCAAATACATCTAAATGATCTTTTTGATTTTACCTCAACAACATATCTTCCTTACGTAACTGCTATGCGTCATGTTGAGCAGCTCGAAGAAATTTTTGTTGGTAAAAAGCCTCTTCGTTTTCAAAGACATAAAAATAGATTACATATAGACATGGATTGGAATAATGACGTGCAGGTTGGTCAGTACATTATTATTGAATGTTACAGAATATTAGATCCAGACACATATACAGATGTGTATGGTGATATGTGGTTAAGAAACTATGCAACCCAACTTATCAAAAGACAGTGGGGTGAGAATCTTAAAAAGTTTGAAGGTATGCAGCTTCCAGGTGGACTACAGTTTAATGGACAGCAAATTTGGAATGAAGCTAATGATGAAGTTCTAAGAATGGAACAGGAGGTTACAACAAACTATGGCGGTATCGTCATGGATATGGTAGGATGATATGGCTACTAATGTATACTTCAAAAACTTTAACTATCCAAGAGAACAAGATCTAGTAGAAGACCTTACTATTGAGTCTATTAAAATATATGGCCATGATGTAAGATATCTTCCAAGAACTGTAATCAAAAATGATCACCTGTTTGGTGAGGATACTCTGTCACAGTTTAACACTGCTGCAGAAGTAGAGATGTATATTAAAAACGTTGAAGGTTTTGAAGGTGAAGGTGACTTTTTATCTAAGTTTGGTTTAGAGATAAGAGACTCACTTACATTTACTGTAGCACGTAAAAGATTTGATCAAGTAAGACAAGAAAAACTTATGACTGAGGTTGGATATAATTATCTGACTGAAGACGCTCTTACGGATGTACCGTCAAGAAGATTCCTCTCTGGTTCTGCAAATACAGAATCTATTGTACTAGAAGAAGGTACAGCAAACAACTATTCAATTACATCAAACAGGCCAACAGAAGGGGATCTGATATACTTTCCTCTGGTTGAGAAACTGTTTGAAATTAAATTTGTAGAACATGAATCTATTTTCTATCAACATGGTAGATTACAAACATATGACTTACGATGTGAATTGTTTGAGTACAGCTCAGAGACAATTGATACCGGTATTGAGTCTATTGATTCAGTAGAAGATCAATTCTCATTGGATATGCTTAACTTTGAAACATTATTAGAAGATGGAGATAGACTTGCGGGTGACTTTATTAATGGTGGTATCTTACAAGAACATGAACTTGAAACAACAGATGCTCAAGCAAATAACACATACTTCACTACTCAGAAAGATAGTATTATTGACTTCTCTGAAGGTAACCCATTCTCTGAAGTGGATAGATACTAATGTTTGGAAATCAATTTTATCATCAGACTCTTAGACGATATGTGATTATGTTTGGTAATCTGTTCAATGATATTACAGTTGCCAGAATAAACACATCAGGTCAAGTTGTACAAAGAATTGGTGTTCCTGTTGCATATGGTCCAAAGCAAAAGTTCTTAGTAAGACTAGCACAGGATCCAAACTTTGAAAGAGAAGTTGCTATACAGTTGCCAAGAATTGGTTTTGAGATAACTGGTGTAAATTATGCACCAGAAAGAAAACTTGCATCAACACAAAGAAATGTAAGAATTACTGCTGCTGATGACAAACAATTATTAAATCAATATGTACCCGTTCCATATGATGTGAATATGCAATTGAACATATATGTAAAAAATGCAGATGATGGAACACAAATACTAGAACAGATCCTTCCATACTTTACACCAGAATGGACAACTACACTCCGTCTTATAGATGAGATGGATATCAAAATGGACATTCCAACAGTGTTACAAAGTACTAACTTTGAGGATGTATATGAGGGTGATTTTGATACAAGAAGAGCTATAGTATGGTCTCTGGATTTTGTAGTAAAAGGCTACATCTATGGACCAGTAAGGTCAACAGGAATTATTAACAGATCTGTTATCAGGTTAAGTGATGAGATTGATACTAGAAATGATGTAGCTACTGTTGACGTAACACCAGGTTTGACTGCGCAGGGTGTTGCTACTGCTAACTCGGCCGCCACTATACCGAGAGGTAGTATCTCTGCTAATGATGACTTTGGATTCATTACCTCAATTGATGAGGATGTATTTGGGAGCTAACAATGAAAACGAAATTCGAACAGTCCATAGAGGATGTTCTTGACCTACCTGATAGTCCACCTTTGGCTTCTATCCCTTCAATGGCTACAAAGCCAATTATAAAGGAGAAAGAGCCCGAAGTCAACGGCGATTATCAATATGCACGAGAAAATTTATATAAAGTTATTGAGTCTGGCCATGATGCACTAGATAACATGCTAGCAATAGCAAAGTCGTCAGAACATCCAAGAGCCTTTGAAGTAGTAAATCAAATTATGAAGACTATGGCTGATGCTCAAAAAGACTTACTAGAGTTGAAGAAAAAAGAACAACAGATTACTGGTGAGAAAGCACAACCACAAAATGTTACTAATGCTTTGTTTGTTGGCTCAACTGCAGAGTTGCAAAAGATGATAAAGGAAAGATAATGTATACATACAGATGTGAAGTAGTAAAAATTATTGACGGTGACACGGTTGATGTTGACATTGACTTGGGTTTTGGTGTATGGTTAAAGAAAGAACGGATCAGAATGTATGGCATTGATACACCAGAATCACGTACAAGAGATCTTACTGAAAAGAAATATGGACTACTTGCAACAGAGTTTTTAACTCGTATGTTAGATGATGATAACGGAATATTGTTAAAAACACAAAAGGATGCTGAAGGAAAGTTTGGACGTATACTTGGTGAGTTGTGGAGAACAACAAACTATGCAGATAAGTCCATCAATGAGTATATGATTGAAAAACATCATGCTGTTAGATATCATGGTCAATCTAAAGAAGCTATTCAAGAACAACATCTCAAGAACAGAGAATTACTCATCGATCAACTTGAAGAGCAGCTTAAACTAGATCTATGAATGAAGCATACTTAGGCAATCCTAATCTAAAAAAAGCTAACGTACAAATTGAATATACAAAAGAGCAAGTTGAGGAATATCTCAAATGTGCTCGTGATCCTTTGTACTTTATCAAAACATATGTAAAAATTATTAATGTTGACAAAGGTTTGATTCCTTTCGAGCCATATTCATTCCAAGAGAAGATGGTCGAAACTTTTGTAAACAATCGTTTCTGTATCAATAAACTACCAAGACAATCTGGAAAGTCAACAACGGTTACAGCATTCATGTTGTGGACTGTTTTGTTTAATGACGCACAGTCAGTCGCTATTCTTGCTAACAAAGGTGCGCTTGCAAGAGACTTGCTTGGAAAGATTCAACTTGCATATGAATACTTACCTAAGTGGCTGCAGCAAGGTGTTGCTACTTGGAATAAAGGTAATATAGAACTTGAGAATGGTTCTAAGATAGTAGCTGCTGCAACATCATCATCTGCTATTCGTGGTGGATCTTATAACTTAATATTCTTGGATGAGTTTGCATTCGTTGGAAACAATATGGCAGAGGACTTTTTTGCTTCAGTTTATCCTACAATTTCATCTGGTCAAACAACTAAAGTTATTATCGTCTCTACTCCTAATGGTATGAATCACTTCTACAAGATGTGGATGGATGCTGTAGAAGAAAGATCTAAATATGCAGCTATAGAAGTTCATTGGTCTGAAGTTCCTGGCCGTGATGAAAGATGGAAAGATGAAACTATTGCTAACACATCTGAAGAACAATTCAGACAAGAGTTTGAGTGTGAGTTTTTAGGATCTGTAAACACTCTCATCCATCCTCTCAAACTAAGAACACTTACATTCAAAGAGCCAATAAGAAGAGAAGCAAAGCTAGACGTCTATGAAGAACCTCGAAGTGGCCACACCTATGTATGTGTTGCTGACGTTGCTAGAGGTGCTGGTTTGGACTATAGTGTTTGTTCTGTTATAGACATTACTGATGTACCATACAATCTAGTTGCTAAATTTAGATGTAACGAAGTATCTCCAATGTTATATCCTAATGTTATCTTTGACATTGCAACAAACTACAATAAGGCTTTCGTTCTTGTAGAAGTAAATGACATTGGTGGTCAAGTAGCTGATACGTTACAACAAGAACTTGAATATGAAAATATGTTGATGACTGCTAACAGAGGACGTGCAGGCCAAGTTGCTGGTTCAGGTTTTGGTCATGGATCTTTCTTTGGTGTGAGAACAACAAAAGCAGTCAAACGTATCGGATGTTCTACATTAAAAGATCTTATTGAGAAAGATAAGTTGCTTATTACAGATTTTGAAACGATAGTCGAACTTGCAAGTTTCATAAGTAAGGGTACAAGCTATCAAGCAGAAGAAGGACAACATGATGACCTTGTGATGACTCTTGTTTTATTTGCATGG